CAGCTTAGGATGGCAGTACAGCCTATTGTCAAATTTCGACAATTCTGTGATGTTAAGGACGCGGCACACCAAGGGTTAAACCGAGGTGATACATTCCATTGGAACGTGTATAGTGACGTTGCTACTCAAGGCACGACACTAACCGAGACCAACACTATTCCAGAAACTTCATTTACGATTTCTCAGGGAACCATGACCATCACCGAGGCGGGTAACTCCGTTCCGTGGACTGGTAAATTGGATGACCTCTCTGAGCAGCCGGTAGCTGAAGTGGTTAGGAAGGTATTGAAAACCGACGCAAAGAAGGCTTTTGATAATCTAGCGGCTACTCAGTTCGATGCTGCAAAGCTACGTGTTGTGCCGACTGGTGGTGCATCCACCACGGCTTTAACGTTAACCACAAATGGTGTGGCTGGCGTTACGAACAACATTGCTTTACAGAAAGAGCATGTTAAGCTAATTGTCGATACCATGAAAGAACGTAATATTCCAGCCTATACGGGTGACGATTACTACGCGATTGCATGGCCTTCAACATGGAGGACGCTAAAGGACAATCTGGAATCCATCAAGCAGTATGTTGATCAGGGTTTTAGAATGATCATGAATGGCGAAATTGGACGTTACGATGGTGTACGTTTTATAGAGCAGACCCATAAAGCGAAAGCTTCTATTGGCACTGCATCTACAGCGTGGACTAACGCTAAGTCTGATTGGGCTGTTTTCTTTGGCGAAGACACTGTTGCTGAAGCCGTTGCTGTTCCTGAAGAGATTCGTGGGAAAATTCCTGGGGATTTCGGCAGGGACCGTGGCATTGCCTGGTATTATCTAGGTGGTTTCGGTATCGTTCACACACAAGCAGCTCAGACGCGAATCGTGATCTGGGACAGCGCAGCATAAGGGAGAATTATTATGAGTTATAGTGATCCACGACCTTATTGCGTTAGTGCGTACCATGATTTTGGTGCTGGTGGTGAGGCGATGACGTTTCGAGGTCCAAAAGGAAAGCAGGGAACTATCAAAGAAATCAATGTTGATGCCTTTGAGACTTGCACTAACACGACTACCGAAGCATTTATTCGGTTGGGTTCTGCAACATCTGGCTATGAGTACGTAAACATGGGTTTAGGTACTTTGGCTGATGCTGCAAACGCTCAACTAACTGCGGTGGCTGCTGATCTAGTGTTAGAAGCCCTTCCTGCTGATACGGACGTTCATATCACATTGGTAGCACCTACTGGCGGAACCCCTGCCGGCAAGGCTCACTACCATATTATGGTTGAATGGTACTAGGAGGAAATTATGGCAGATAAGCACTCAGCTCAGGGCAAGTCCCCTGAAAATGGTCTATCTTTTTTGGAAAAGACTACTGAAGACACCAAGCAATTGGGGTTGGATAGTCATGGCCCGAATCAGATGCCTATGGGTATTGTGAAGAAGAGCGTTTCAACGTCGAAAGGCAAGTTCGAATTCGCATAATATAGACTGGAGATGGGGGGAGAAATCCCCCCTGATCCTACGGAGGATACAATGGTTAAAAAGTCTGGCAAGAAAAGTCTTAATAATATCTTAGATTTTTTGGGTGGAGCATTACCGGAACAACCTTCTGAAAGCTATGGTTATACAGAGCCAAAGCAAAAAGGGTTCACGAGTGGCAGCCAACTATTTCCTGCTGACGGTAGAGCTATGGAGTATAGAAGCGCTCAGCGTAAAACGAATAATGAAGTTCGAGTAAATGGCGGCATGGTAAACACGAAGATGAACTTCTTTGGGTGGTCCGATTAAAGAGTAACAATTAAGGGGTGGGGATAATTGAAGATACTTAGAGTTCCCGAAAAGGATCTTGATGATATAACAATAGATGACCTTGGCGGGATAAGAAAAGATAAAACTATTTGTATAGTTAGATATGGAGCGTTTGGAGATATATTAATTGCATCGTCTGTATTCCCTATATTTAAAGAAATGGGATACAAAGTATGCGTCAATGTATCTGAGAGAGGTCTTGACATATTAAGACATGACCCAAATGTAGATGAGATAATAGTTCAAAAAACAGATCAAATACCTAATACCAGGCTTACCGAGTACTGGGAAATTATGTCTCAGGGTTTTGATAAGCTTGTTCAGCTTTCAGAGTCTATAGAACAAACATTACTATTGATGCCGTCTCATACTGTAAAAATGGACGGAAAAGATTTTAGGGTTCCGGCAAATCCTAACTATGAAAAAGATAAAGACTTCATTCACAACATGTGTGATGTTAATTATTTAGAAAGAACACATGAATTATGCGGGGTTGAAAACAAGTTTACGCCTAAATTCTTTCCAACTGGTTCCGAAAAAAGGTTTGCTAAAAACTTCAAAAGAAACCTAAAGACAAGATATTTAGTTATGTGGGTACTATCTGGATCTTCTGTACATAAGGTTTATCCATGGACAGACCCAGTTATAGTTAAATTACTATCTGAAAGAGAAGACGTTACAGTTCTGACAGTTGGTGACGAGATCTGTCAGATGTTAGAAATAGGGTGGGAGAATGAAAAAAGGGTTATAACTAAATCTGGAAAGTTAAGCATAAGAAAAACATTATCCTTATTAGATGTTTGTGATGTTGTAGTTGGGCCTGAGACTGGAGTTTTAAATGCAGCCTCTGTTATGGATACACATAAGGTAATATTTTTATCTCACTCCTCTAAGGAGAATATGGTAAAGCATTGGATTAACACTACCGCTTTCGAGCCTGATGACTGTCCTTGCTTTCCTTGTCATAAAATGCATTTTGGATTTGAAACCTGTAATAGAGACATAAGAACTGGTGGCGCACTATGCGCTGCCAACATACATCCCGAAGGGGTTTATAACGATATCGTGAGGCATCTTGGATGAGCACTTATTTAGTATTGTGCCAGAATATGGCAAGAGACGTAGGTGTCCCTGGAAGTGGCCCTTCTAGTGTTACCTCAGCATCTCTTAGCGAAGAAGAGAATGCCGTAGTAAGGTATGTGAGGGCTGCTGATTTAGATATCCAGAGTAGGTGGTTTGACTGGCAATTTCTATGGAAAGAAGCGTCAGTTAATTCTGCTTCTGGAACATCTACATTAACATCGCCAACTGATTTAGCTAATTGGAATATTGATAAAATTATTTGGGATGTAACAACGGACAATTACCAAGAGTTAGAGTTTATGCCTTGGGGTGAATATTTCGATATGTATAAAATGGGAACCGTTGATAGTAGTACACCAGAAGTTTTCTCTGTAAAGCCTAATAATGTTATCGATTTATACCCTACTCCTAATTCAATCACAGCAGTGTATGGTCAGTACTGGAAGATTCCGACTGAGTTAACTGCTGACGCTCAAGTCTCAGAGATACCGCCAAGGTTCCATAGGGTAATTACATCTAGAGCAAAGATGTACTATGCAGAGAACGAAGACGCTCCAGAAATAATGACAGGCGCTCTAGCGGAGTTTGAAGATTTAATAGATAAGCTTGAGTCAGATCAGCTAGCTGGGCAAAAGAATAGAAGGATGATAAAAACCCAAGACCTTCAGAATTTTACGGTTGTTCCTGAATGACGAAACTTGTTAGAACTAATACACCAACTAGCAGACTTAAGTCAACTTATTTTCCCTTCGAAGGAGGAATAAATTTAGTTGATCCGGTGATGTCTCTAGCTCCTGGAGAATTAGTAGCTGCCGATAACTTTGAAGTAGATTTAAGAGGAAGATATCGCAGGATAGATGGATACGAAAGATACGATGGGCAAACACTTCCATCAAAGATCGAGCCGTACTATAGGATACCTTATACAATAGGTAGCGTGACATACCCCACCTTCACCAGCGCCTATAGTACGGCTTTTTTTCGTAACGCACCATCTTCAGGAGACATGGTAAGAGGGGCTACAACAGGAGCAACTGGTACTGTTTTAGTTGTAAGCGTTGAAGATGTAACTGGAGATTCAAATGCTGGAACCTTTCCAACAAATGACGCAGAAGGTTATATTTATTTTGTGGTTACAAGTGGCACTCTTCAGGATGGAGAGAAATTATATTTTTTAAACAAAGACAGCGCCTATGGAGGCGACTTTGATGTGGAGTTTACATAAATGGGAACACCAACAGCACTAAGAAAAGAAAGATCAGTTTTAACTGGTACTAGCTTTGCAAACAATACAACTGGAGCTATCACAGCTCAGATGCTTAGACAATCTGTTGAGTCTGGGATGGGAGGTTACGCTTGTTTAGTTGCAAAGGCAGGAACACCAGCTAGTCAAGCGGTGGCGTCAGGAGCAACAGCTACAATAGATTGGAATGGAAATACAGCGGGTGCCAATGTTGTTGATGATACAGCTACTGTCTCTGCTACAGTTGTAGGAAGTGATGCTGATTTCGCTAATGACAGAATAAGGATATACGACAAAGGATTCTTTATGGTAACCTTTGGTGTCAGCTTCGCTCAAACAGGAACTGATACAGTGGTATGGACATTTAGGGTGGCTACTCAAGCTGATGCAGGAAGTGTGGTATATCCGGGGTTCGATGCTGCAGTGCAGAGAACAACTGCCACAGTAGATAATATGGCATCTATAAATGGAATTATAAATACAACAGCTCATACGACGTACACCGATCTTTTAGCTCAGGTTAAAAACGGACACGCGTCTAACTCAGAAAACTTTCAAATTCATTATGGTCAACTGTCAGTATTTAGGGTTGGGTAATGGGTCTTTATGCGACCTCCTTTGCTCATGGAGCTCCAGAAGAAAGAGACTCATCAGTTGACGCTACCATTCTTGCTGAGCTACAAGCTCTTATAGAAGACCAGAGAAGCTTAATAGGAGCTGTTCCAGGAGAAGGGAATGTACTAGGTGTATGGGTTTTTGGAGGCAAAGTGTATGCTTTCAGAGACAAGGTAGGAAAGGCCACTTCTGGAATGTATGTAGAAACATCGGTTGGATGGAGTGAGGTCGAGCTTGGTACTGCTTTGAAGTTTGATGGAACAACCGTAAATGGCGAGCCAGTGCCTGGTAATACCGGGACACCGACTACCATTAAAGGCGGCACAAGCGGGGCGCAGGGAGATTTGATGGGAATCTCTTACCATGGATTATGGGAAACGGGCGCTCAAGGCATCATGGTTCTAACCAATGTTACTGGAACTTTTGCGGATGATGAAGACATCCAGATGCCTCTTATACAGTTTGATACTGGATCAGTAGAAATAAAAGCTGGAGACTCAATCAAAGGAGTTACATCCACCAAAGAAGCTGAAGTAACAAGCGTAACTGTTGTGTCTGGAACATGGGCAGCAGCAGATGCGGCAGGGTATCTCTCAGTAAAAAATAATACAGGGACTTGGACTGCATCGGAAGACATCTCTGTTGGTGGCGTAAAGAGAGCTCAAATTATTTCTTCTCCAGCACAACCCACAGAAGTAAAAGTAGCTGTATCTGATGGAACTTCTTACACCCAGACTCTACAGCCAAGCGGGTCTTATGGGTTTGTAAACTATAATTTTCTAGGAGATTTAAAGACAAACTCTATGTTTGGAGCCAATGGAGTAGATAATGGATTCTACTATGATGGTACAACTTTTGTAAAGGTTCAAAGCGGAAGAGATGTAGATAAGCCTGAGCATGTTATAGCTCATGTTAAGCATTTATTTTATTCTTATGCTGACGGGTCAATCCAGCACTCAAGTATAGGCGAGCCAAACAAGTGGTCTGTTGTTACTGGCTCTGCTGAACTAGGTATTGGTGACGTTGTAAGCGGGTTTGGTATAGAGATAAATGATGTTCTATCTGTCTTCACAAGAAATGATTGTTATATGCTTTATGGAACCTCTGCTTTAGATTGGCAGTTAAGAAGGTTTCATGCTGGTGCTGGGGCAATACCTAATACAATACAAAAGATGGACCAGACATTCTTCTTGGATGACAGGGGGCTAACATCGATCTACACCGTCCAGTACTTTGGTGACTTCCAGTCCAATGTAACGTCAGATAAGATAGATCCATTGATACAAGCAAAGAAGGATAATACAACTACATCTGTAAAGGTAAGAGGGAAGAATCAATACAGGTTATTCTTTGATGACAAGACTGGCATTGTAATGACCTACTTGAATAGAAAGAATGTAGGCATTATGCCATTTACATTAAAGCACCAGATAACATGCGTTTGTTCTGTTGAGGATTCAAGCGGATTTGAGGTTGTATACGGTGGATTTACTGATGGCTACATCAGGAAGATAGACTCTGGAACTAGCTTTGATGGGCTTTCAGTTCCAGCCTTTATAAGGACTGCATACTATAACTATGACAGTCCAGGAACTAAGAAAAGATTTAGAGAATTAAATCTTGAAATTAATGCAGACACCTCAACAACGTTGACTGTATTTCCTGACTATGATTATGGCGGAACATATGTTCCAAAGTCATCTCCTGTGTCTAATTCATATCCGATTACAGTTACAGCTGATGATTGGAATGAAAGCGATATCAGTAATAGCAACACAGGAGTAACAGTAGTTGCTTCAGAAAGATTAAAAATAAATGGTATAGGCACTAATATGGGAATCATTATTAAAAATGAATCTATCTATGACAAGCCTATAACATTGCAGGGAGCGGTTGTTTACTATACACCCAGAGGCGTAAGAAGATAAGATTATGGCATCATACGATAAATCAAAATCAGTTGACTACACTAATACCAATCCAGACTATTGGTCTGGTGTTAATGAATATTTTAAAACCAACAAAGAAAATGATCTTGGTGAAACTGGAATTTGGATTCCTAATCTTGAAAAGCAGGGTGCGGAAGCCACAGCCTTAGCTGCTAGCGCCGGAGGTGTGAAGGCAACAGGTGGAAGCAACTACGCTGGTGGCGCGAAGTCTGCTCAGACTAGAATATATAATAAAAGCAAGGGCGGAACTCAAACAGAAGCAAGTAGGGCCGAATACCAGAATGAGCGCCCAATCAAGATGGCCTCCATATATCGAGGCGGCACTGAATATACTCAAACAGATGCTGGGGATAACTTTGCCGGCGGGACTAAGCTTGGAAGAATGGGGACCCTTCCTGCAAACTTTCAAGGAAGGTATCTGCAAGGCGGGAAGGTCACCGATAGGCCGCGAGGAGCCAACTATACTGACGCTGGAGGAGACTTCACAGACAGGTTAGCCCCAGGAACCACATTAGATCATACATTTCTAGACACCCTGCTTGGCCCTAGAGACAATGACGGCATGAGAGGAGCCTTCGATCCTACAAGGGGACAAAATATTAGTGGTGTATCTGGGGCTGGAACAGGCGTAAATTCATTTGGAGATTCGCAGTCAGAAATGGGTCTTCCTGGTTGGCTAGCTCCCGCTATGGGCAGCGTCGGACCCAATAACGCTGCTGTTACTTATCTTAATCAAATGGTTCAAACTAACAGCCCTATATTTAAGAGTCTGCAGACTAAGGCTTTGCAAGTAGCTAATAAAATGGGTATACCATTGCGTAGCTCAATGGCGCAAGGCCTTGTTATGAAGGCTCTTATGGATGGTATCGGTCCTTACGCTGAACAGGCAGCTAATGTTTATAACCAACAGCAGTTTGCTAATCAAGGGTATGACAACGCAACAAGGACCTTTAT